CAAGCGTGCTTGTATGCCGGTGTGTGTACGAACTGACACTAAAAGGGACCGTTGGATCAGAGATCCACGTATCCCAGTGACAGAGGAGAGCCTTAGCTTGTGCTTCGGTCTCCACGAATACGTTCTCGTACATGGGTGTTGCCGGTGCCTCGGTAAAATGCCTTAGCAAACAACTCCACCCATCCAATAAGTACTCACTTTTCTTCGACTTCGTGGTCCATACCCGCCACTCCCTCTTTTGAAGGACGTTGTTGGTACGGATACGTAGCGTCGGAGTTTCGTCTGGTACATACAGTAGCGATGGACATGGAAGATCCATATCCTTATGCGGTATAGCGCCGTAAACGGACACTAGTCCGCCAGCGATTAAGCTGGCTACTTTTCTGTACTGTCCACCCGCAGGCCTGAGCACTGTCGCCTTTTCTCTTTCGATAAAGGCGTTACAATACTCACACCATGAGGTTAAGACATCAGCGGAGAGTAATGATGACCAAACTGTCCGAAGGCGGACAGGTGTGACATCTTCGCCTCTGTAGGCATCCATGCCACATGACTCTCGGAAGAGTCCTTTGATGCAGCTCTTATCCCGGTTTACCTTTAAACCAAAGGTTTCGAGCAGTTCGATAGCGTCTCCGGCGTAAGCCGTTGGTACTATCACATCATCGCCGTACACATAAGTACCCTCACGGGTACCTGTGTCCCAAGTTCCAGCCGTAAGGAGACTCCAAACAACGAGCGACAAGATAGGGAAGCATAAACTGCTTCCCATTGGCGCGAATTTGTTCAGAGGTAAAACTCTCCCGTCGGGCAGGACTGTAGCCGAAGTCCTACATGCTTCCAGGCATCTTACGATGTTACTGGGAAACAGTAGGCGAACCAGATCCAACGAGACACGATCACTGGCCTCAGCAAGGTCCAGTGTTGCATACTTCCCAGCCACGGACCCCATAAGGGCACCGAATTGATTGGGTTGTTGGTCTGTGAAACGCACGTTATCCCTCGTAAGAGGGTGGCGCTCAACTAACTCGGAGATGGCCCTTCCTAACCCTTGTTGAATCCATTGATAATCAACAGGTTCACAGGATATTAGTCGAGGGCCTCGCGAATCTTTCGGAACGAGTATAACTCGCGCCGGCAGATCTTCGTCGTTAATTTGCAGCAATTCCTGCTGCCGGTCAGCTACGTGCTCGAGATTGACAAAATAATAACTGTCAACCGGGTACACGTCTCTGATGCGACGACTGATATTGGACCACTGGTACTTACCCCAAAGACGTTGCTTGGTAGCAACTGTCCCGGGACCGTGCCGCGGCTTGATATCATGAGGATCAAAAGAGCGGAACAACTCCCTAAGGAGTCGCCTCGCTTCACGTACTCGACTATATATATCCGTAGGCAAATGCTTAGGGTGTATAGGTCGATGAACGGGCAGGTCATCAGCCAGTTGGCGAACGAACCTATCCGTATTCTCTAATTCGCGTTCAGTTTGTTCAAACTTACTAACGACGAGTTGTTCCTGTTCAGCTGAGTACGGCAGTTCGTATTTGTACAAAATGTACAGAACTTGCCGCAGTACTCGAACACTGCTGACGCAGGGATGTGTGAGGAGTATACCAGAGTCCGCGAATATCCGTGAGAAGAACTCACCGAGGAATCTCGGGAGTTGACCGTCTCGCAAGGTGTTGAAACCAAGCGGGCGACAGTCAAACGGTTCGTCGGAGGACAGGGCCCGATCAAGGGCCTTTCCGAGCTTTGGTAAGGTCTTCGTAAGAAAACCCACTCCTTCTTCAGATACGCGACGTGACACTAAACGAATTGTGTCCCGACACGCATTCTTGTCAAACACCTCCACATACGTCGATGAGACGTCGTAGAGGAGTGCGGTGATGATTGTAATTTCATCAATGCTCCTGTGAGGAACCATAGGGTATCCTTTCATTGAAGCATGCTGCACTCAACTACTTCCATCATAACGTTAAAATAGTCCATGCGGTATGAATAGCATAAACCAATCGTTCCTCAAATCAGCGCAAACACTCCATCTACCTCCCTTCCGGGAAGTGTTTGATGTACTATTGCGCGTCGAAGAAGAAGACCACAGCATCAGACGAGTAATCAACGAGTCTTACGGAATATACGTACGACGCAAACTTGTCCTCACGGACAGACGCGCTGTACAATTCTGGGACCCGTATAATGAGTTACTGTACGATGCATACCCTGATTAGGGGGTACTCTCAGTTAAGTGATGTGAACTAGCCCTGGCATCGCTGCCAGGGCCACAGACTCTACTTAAGGACAGGTACCCGCTCGACTATATTAGTGAGCAAGGCTCCATCTCTCAGCCTGAATTCAACGTCAAGCACCCTACAGCCTAGAAAGGCGAAGAGGAGGATGCAAGAGACCGTCATATTGACGACGAGCTTCAAAGTTCGCCGTTCAACAGGACTTGGGCACCGTTTCCAGTGCAATCGTAAAGAATAGTAGTCGAGGCCCCTAAAGAGGCCAAGAAAGACATACCCTTCGCGATCACATTGGAGAACACCAAACCACTATTTGTAGACATGGCCCCCACAGGGAGGTCTGCTACCTGGTAGAATGATGCTGGTACGATAAGGGACGCGTCGAGGTCCGCGACGACATAGTCGTCAAAGCGAACCACGGAACGCCTTCGTCGTTTCAATCCAACGCCAGCCTCAGTGTGTTTAATACTGAGGCGGCGCAGGAGAGAAGAGGATTCATTTATCTGATGATAAAAGTGCTCTCTTCCAGTGCCATAGTTTAGGTGGACGTACTCAATTTCCGTCCCCGCAGCGATCTTTATTTCATTAGTGTTGAGTGTAAGTGGTAGCATGATATGTTTGTGTTACCGACTCGCAACCTACTTATTGGTCGCAAGGGATCGACGATGCGCGGCAAGTCGCCGCGTTCCAAAGCCGACCCTTTTAGTTTTGCCCCGCCGATGCGTAATTGCAAGAGCTGCGGCAAGCGTGAATTCGTGGGAATCCAAGCCGCTCGTAGTAAACGAGCTCCTCCCCGGTAAGCCAGCTTGACGGCGGTAAGCCGTCTCGCGGACAGCCGGGAAGTAGTACTTCTTAGGAGCCAGCGTTATAGCGGCATCATAAGCACGATATGGAGCACCCTGCTCCACGCTGCAAATAATGTCACGTTGACGCTTTACACTCCAAGAATACTGCAGTATGTTTAGTTGAGGATCAAGGTTCCCCTTCCTAAATCGCGCCAGGAAGTCGCCAACATTGGCGACCCAGTCCACGACAAAGGACCAAGGAATAGCGTTCCAAATGATCTGTGGGTTAAGATTTACACCCACACGGTCAAGGAGCGCCAGAGCTCGAGCATGCTCGAGTTGGTATGCAGAGTAATTTGCATTATACTGCACTTGGGCCTTGAATTCAGTAGGGAGGACCAGTACATCACGGCGAATGAACAACCCGCGAGTCCACCAACTTCCGTTGGTATCGCTCACAAGGTCTTCAAATTCGAATTCCGTAGTGTCAGCGTCCTCTTCCAAGAGCGTGCGCGCGAAATGCGCGACGAATGGCCTACCCTCATTATTCGAGTAATGCCTCGCGGCAGTCTCGAACTCCTTCAGCGCTAGGGAAATCCCAGCGATGTCAGACAGCAATGGGCCGAAGTTAAACTCCTTTTGGAGGTAGACGTCAGCCCCTGCTTGGAGAAGTTCACGAAGCGTAGAGTTGCGAAACCTCTTCTGGGCGGTTTTCGCCAGAGCAGAAGAGATTTGCTTATACTTAGACAGGAGAGAATAACCCTGTCGAATACGCGAATACGTGTTCTTGAGCGTCACAAAGTCCTTAAGCTCGATAATCGAGTTAATAAGGGATGTTTTGTGCTTGATAAACGGAAGCATGCTCTTAAGTGAGAATGCAATCAGCGAATCAAGATCAGACGGAGGCTCGATGAAATACTCGAAGCCTGCATCCGAAATGTCATACTCCGGAAGTCCTTTAATAGGACGACCAGGTTCTCCAAACTTGTATAAGAGATTGGAATCAAGAAGGCTATATTGATGCCCCCATTGACTCCATCCTACAGGCGGAAAGTTTGTGGTTATTAAGTCACAAGCAAACCGATCTGGGGTTGGTGGCTCGATGCACTCACATTTGTAGTGCTGAAACGAGTTCCAATTTTCGAAAACAGGAAGATTACCCGGTCGCTTTTCTCTAACGACCTTCCGGTCACGGAGCCTAACCTTTGGTAGATTAAAGCCAACGTGTTGCTCCCTTCCCTTACGAGGCGCGTCAATGGTTGACCGCTCAAACAAGGTGCTATAAGAGTCACCCCTGCTGAGAGGAATTGAATTGATTGGCGTATCGAGGGAATCGAACCATGGCGGACCGAAAGAATTTAACGGCCAAAACGGCCGACTTCCGGTTGACATGGGTATCGATGCTTCTCTTGTACGAGTATTCATACTGTAGTGGACGTCGGTGTTACCGACATGAGGCTGGCG